TTATAGGTTTTTGATGTATATAAATGAAAGTTAACACTTTAAAATCAATTTATCGACAATAAAAGCTTTAAAAGGTATACATTTAGAGGGTGTGTCGCAAAATCGGGACTTGAATATCGATGTCGCATGACGGGACTTTTCAGTTTTAGGTAGGTTTTTATATAATGTCTTATAGATTTTAGTATGGATATAGAAGTTGCAAAAAAGGGCATACAAGCATTAATTAATGATTTTAGAGCTAATTACAATCAATATAAACACGAATTAGAAGCCAATACAGAAACTAAGTTAGTTGAGCCATTATTTGCTCTTCTTGGATGGACTAAAAACGATTTTGTTAAGAGAGAAACTGCTCGAAGAGGTAAAAATTTAGGATTTGTTGATTATGCCTTTAAAATTGATGGAAGGATAGTCTTTTTCTTGGAAGTCAAAAAAGTGGGAATACCCTTAGAAAAAGAAGCAGATAAGCAAGTTATTTCTTATGCTTTGTCTAAGAGAATACCTTTTGCTATCTCTACCAATTTTGAACAACTAAAGATTTTTTGTGTAGAACAAGAAAATGCAACAACACAAGTATTTAGAGTATTCAAGAATCCAGAGGATTATATCACAAATTTACAAAATCTACTTCTTTTGTCTAAAGAGAGCTTTGAGAAAAATCTTATTCTAAAAGAAGCTGAAAACGAAGGAAGATTAAAGAAAAGAATTTCCATTAATAAAATACTTCTAGATGATTTAATGCATATTAGAAAACTTATAGCAGATGATATTGAAAAGACATACCATGCAAAATATGAGATTAATGAAAAAGAAGATGCAAAATCAGGATGAGGATCTTGATTTCCAGCTTAATTATAGCTATAAACGAATGATAGATGCGCAAAAGGCACTAGGCATTACTCGTGAGCAGCGTGAAAACGCCACGAGCGAAACCGATGGTAATATAGCCCAATTATCTCAGCTTTATGAACGCAAAAAGAAAATTATTGAAAAAATAAATCGTAAAGATCAAATGGAAGAAATGGCTCTCCAGATAAAACACGATAACAAAGACTGGCCTACAGACATTCCTATTGAGATAAGGGATATTATGTCAAGGGCCGAAGAAGAATTTGAATATGTGGATGAAGACAAACCGAAAATAATCATAGAGACAAATGATACAGATGCAAACGACATACAAAAGACGGAAGAAAGCTAATACAAGATTTAATAAATCTGTCCCTTCTATACAGTCCCTAGCTTCTGCTAGAATGATGAAGTCTGACTTATATGGACTTACTAAATATGAGCAGATTATAGAATTTTATCGTGAAAATCCAGTTGAAGCAGTAAGAGATATATTAGGCGTTGATTTAATTTGGTTCCAAAGAATGCAACTCCGTGAAATTTGGGCTAAACCTTACTGTTGTCTCAAGTGGAGCCGCGGAAGTTCGAAAAGTTTTTTGATTGCTGTATTTGCAGTTATAAAATGTATGTTGTATCCCGGTATATCACTTGGAGTTATAGCCCCTTCGTTTAGGCAGACAGGATATATATTTGACTATATTGATGAATTATATTCTAAAAGTGTATTTTTTCGTGCGGCAACAAGCGGACATGTAATTAGAACAACAGAAAGAAATATTGTCAAATTTTTTAATGGATCTTTTGTAGAAGGTCTCCCTATAGGTAATGATGGAGCAAAAATTAGGGGACGCCGATACGAAATTTGCGTGCTAGATGAATATAGCTATCATGACGAACAAACCATAAAGCTTGTAGTTAGACCATTTCTTGTTGTACAAAAAGGACGGAAGGTTAATCAATTAATTATAGCCTCGACACCAAGTTATCGAACTAATCACTTCTATGAACAGTATTTACGTCATAAGAAAAACAGTATTCTTAAGCCAGAGTTATATAGTTGCACTTCTTATAATTTCATAGATGTTATAATGGCTAATCACGATGAATTTAGAATTGATTTAAATTATATTAATGAGCAATTTCATGATCAAACCCTTGATGAATTTTTAATGGAATATGCTGGTTATTTTCCTTCTGAGGGCGCTAATTTTTTCCCATCTATGTTAATAACTAGATGCGAGCCGCGAATTAGTCCGGTAGAAATGGAATTCGAAGGAGACCCAGATAGCGAATATGTAATGGGTGTTGATCCAGCCAGATCCAAAGAAGGCGATAATTTTGCTATCACACTTATGAAATTACTCAAAGATAGCACCCGTCATATAACTAGAGTTGTAACTGTAAAAGGCGTAGAAACACCCTTACTTGTTGATTTAATACGCGAACAATTGTTCGTTAGAAAATTTAATGTAATAAAGATTTGTATGGATTATGGTGGTGGTGGGCAGGCCATCGCAGATTTATTAGTTCAGCCATGGGTCAAAGATGGGCAGATTTTTCCTTCTATAGTAACAATGGATCAGGTGCTGGATAAAGAAAACTACGACTCAAAGCGCGTGTTGCCTATTCTTGAGATTGTTCATTTTCATACAACATTAATAGATTATATGTATACTACGTTTAAAGCCGATATGGAGCATAGGAAAATACTGTTTCCAATTACAATAAGACGAGATCCTAATTTATCTATTGAAGAGCATGGTAAAGAATTTGCTATGTTGAAAGCCGAGATGCAACATTTAACACCAAGGGCAACTACTAAAGGACTTACTTTTGAAGAAAATCCCAAGCTAGGGAAAGATCGTATAACTTCCGCTGTGCTGGCTAATTATGCGGCTAATTTATTATATAAGAGTCAATTGGGTCTTTTGACAATAGGTGTAAATAGAACTGTACCCACTGGATTTTGGCTAACTTAATTAAGGAAGATGAAAAATGACAGAATTTATAAATGCAGATGTAAATAATAAGGAAAGTATATATAAATTAGTTTCAGAAGTGCAGTCTTCTTCTGAGCCAGTGTTGGTTAAAATACGTGAAAATGAAAGATTAATGGCTGTTGGTGTTGCTATTCCTTCTAACAAACCAGGGCCGATTTCTTATCTAAAAGACTGCAAAGAATATAATGACACTACTAAAGATATTTATGATCAAATTGATTTATGTCGTAAATTATATATATGGGAAGGTGTTGTCGGCACTGTAATTGATTTATTTGTTGATACTGTTTTTAGTAAATTCAAAATAGAAGGATTAAAAAAGTCAGATAAAGCATATAAATTATTGGAATATTTTTGTAATAATGTAAATAAAGGCAATAATAATGTTGTAACTGGTATTGATGCATTAAATAAAAATATTGCTCTTGAATATTATATTTGTGGTAATGTATTTTTATATTCTAAATGGGGCCAGATTCTTGTTGACACACTTAAAAGTAAATATCGTCTACCCATTAGTCAGGTTATTTTAGATCCTAAAATTATAGAAATGCCCGAAGAAATGGTACAGTTTGGCAACAAACTTGTTAAAATTTCTTATAACAGATTGTTTGGCAAGAAATTAAATCTTACGAGAAAAGACCGTGAGAAGATTTTGGAATCTATTCCTACTAAAGTGAGGAATAAACTTGGTTCTAATCAAGATATTATATTAGATCCTTATTTCACATATCATGTTAAGCGAAAAGGAAGTATGTATTCTGCATGGGGGATACCTTATCTTACTCGTTCCTTTTTGGCCGTATCTTCTAAACGTAAGTTACGAGCATTGGATGATTCCACAATAGATGGTATGATTAATTCGGTTACTATTTATAAAATAGGAGATCCAAAGATTCCTGAAACCTGGTCTCCATCAAGGCTTAATGCATTTGCTTCATTATTGCAAAAACCCTCTCCTACGATGACTCTTGTTTGGTCATTTGACGTTGAACATATTCATATAAGTCCTAGTGGAGATGTACTAAAATATGGTGAACGTTATAAAGATGCAAATACAGATATTCTTTATGCTCTTGGTGTTCCTCTTGCGCTATTGACCGGAGAAGGCGATAGGGCTGGTGATGTTTGGGCGGCGATAATGTTTCTTGTTGAGAGATTAGAAGAATATAGAAGTGAATTTAAAGCATGTACGGAAGATACGCTCAATAAAATATTGGAAGAAAATGATTTTACAGACAAAAAAGTCAAAATTCGGTTTATTAAACCGCGTATTAATAAAGATGATGTGCGTAATATAGTACTCGCTCTTTACGATAGGGGATTGCTATCTAAGGAAACCACGCTCGAAGAAGCAAATTATATGCTTGATTCTGAGGCCGAAAGAAGAAAGACGGAGAAGGAAGAGGAACTCGATGATATTATGATGCGTCCAGCCACACCATTTAGTGCTAATCCTAGTAAGAATCCTAATCCACAAACAAATTCTCCTAATCTTGATGATAAAACAAACGTAAAAAAACAAACTAAAGACACAGAGGTAAATAAAAAGGAGGTCAAAGTAACGCCTAGATTGGAAGGAAATACGAGTGATAAAATGATAGAAGTTTATAATTATTTAATGAATTCAGTAGATTTCCCCCTTGAAAAAGAATATTTTGACAACGCTCTTGGTAATGTTTTTGACAATATTGAAGACGCTGATATTGTATTTGGGAGTTCTTTTGACGAGATACTAAAATTAAATGAATATATATTTAATGAACAGGGAGTTCAAATTACTAAAAATTATATCGAGACAAAGATAAAAAACTATTATAATGAGGTGTGAATGCTATGAGTACTCCCGAATCTTCAAATGGATGGAATGAATGGTCAAAATACGTTCTGAGAGAGTTAGAACGATTAAGCGATGAATTTAAGCACCAGCAAGAGCATTTTAATAAATCCGATATTAAAAACGCTACTTTGCAGGCGCTGATTAAAGAAACAACCACAAATTTAGATAATTTTAAAAGTGATTTTAAACAGTTTTTGGAAAAAGATTTCAAAACCCTGAATGATACGGTAACCAGTATGAGAATATCTAACGCCAAACAATTAGGATTAGGCGGCGTTGGCGGCATGCTAATTACTGGCTTATTCGAGGTTTTAAAGCTTATTTTTAGTAAATAAAAGAAAATAAACAAGTTATAGCATTTTATAATTTTTTCATACTTATAATCTATGTGTTTTTAAAAAATATTTATACTTTCTATATTATTGTATCCTAAGAAGATATGGAAAGTAAAATTTCGTAAAGGGGTGTATTATAATTCCAGCAGACTATGAAGCAGTTCGTGATTCGTGTATAGCCAAAAAAGAAAAGTCAAGTGGACGGCCGATTACACAAAAACAGATTAAAGACTGTAAACAAATGGCTGCAATTTGGTACTATAAGCGACACGGACGGCCCGTGCCAAAAGACTCTAAAGCAAGTATATTTTTTAATATTGCAAATGAACAGGTTACTCAAGATATTAAAGATACCTCTGAATTATTAAAAAATGAAGATATATTATCCTATGAATTAGATAACTCACAGGGTCTTTTGGTTGAGATTAAATTACCTATTAATGATGACAATATAATTTTTACACAGCCTTTTGTTAAAGAAGAGTTAAACTATAAGTTATCTGGTTTGGATAAAGACGGTTTTCAGATTAATCCTTGTTTCAGTTGTGTACATTTTGTAAACGGTCCTTTCCCGCTTACTGAATGGACCAAGGGCTTTTGTCACTTGGTACAGGGTATTATAACTGGTAGCAACCATTGTGATATGTTTGCGGAAGCATTGATGATGACTTCTGAAGAAGATAAAAATGATAATCTAAATCAGCCTAAGCTGGTGTAAAATATGCAAAAAAGAAAAAGAATTATTTATAAACCAGTTATAGAAGATGAAAATTCTATAGATGATTTGAATCTTGTTTTTAATCAAGATAATTTTAAAGATGCGGAAAAAGTTGAAATACTTTCTCAAGCCGAACTTATTGATTTCAAAGAAATTGACGAAAGTATTGCTAGTTCGGCCGAGGCCGCTCTTGGTATTAAAGACAAACAAGAAGATTTACTCTATGTTAAATTCAAATTAGTACATGCTAATACGAATAAAAATAGAGATACGTTTTTAAAGGACGAACTTGTAAAATCCTTTAAAACTCCAATTCTGAAATTAATTAATTGGAATCATAAAGAACCAAATATAGGTGTTATTTTTCAAAGTAAATTAGTCGAACCGGATGGTAATAAACCTACTTATATTGAGTGTATAGGCGCTATACAAAAATATAAGTATTCTGATTATGCGAAGCAAATTGTTGAAAGACATGAAAATAAGAAGCTTTATTTTTCCATGGAAACATGGTTTAAAGAAGCTCAGTGCTCAATTTGTGATGAAATATTTAAGCATGAGACTGAATATTGTGCTCATTTAAAGAATCGTTTTGTAAATGGCTCTAATATTTCTCGTAAATTATATACACTAACTTTTTGTGGTGCTGGTATAGTAGAAAATCCAGCAGATGTCGAGGCAGAAAGTCTGGCAATTGCTTCCCAAGAAGAAAACGAACTAAATAATAGTAAAGCTGAGGAGGCTAAAATAGTGGAATATACGCAAGAAACAGTCGAACAGATGGTTAAAGACGCTGTCGACAAAGCATTAGTTGATCTTCGTTCTGAATATGATGCTAAGCTAGTAGAGGCCAGTGAGAAGTTTGTTGCTTTAGACGTGGAAAAAACCAGTCTAGTCACAGCGAATGAGGAACTTAAAACCAAACTAGTAGAGCTAGAAACCAAATACAATGAGTCTGTTGCTTCCGTCGAAGCAATAAAACTTGATGGTCAGAAAGAAAGATCTGCTGTTGTTAGATTTTATGAGTTGAATTCAATCGGTTATGAAACACCATCTCCGGTGGATAATGCCGATGCTTACAACGAGCTTTTGTCCAAATTGAAGAATGTTGATGATGCATCTTTTGAATTAATGAAAGAGGTTGCGAAGAAAGTCATGAACAAGAAAATGATGGACGAAGAAGATATGACGGATGAGAAAGATCCAAAAAACAAGAAAAACAAAAAGACTAAGGCATCAGAAGATGACGATAATCCAATCGTGCCAACATCTGCGGTGGTTAAAGACGGAGAAGATCAAGGACTGGCTAGAGTTCAATCTGCTCTGGCTAATTTAATTAATCCCAGGCCGAAGTCTTAATTAATATTTTAGGAGGAATATAAAAGTGTTAGAAAAGAGAATAGTTCCTGAAACCGCTGCATTTTATGGATATCTGTATGTAGCCGGTGTAACCGCACTTAAGAACGGCAATGTTTGTAAAGTTAATACAAATTATTGGAATACAGCCGGTCCCGTAGACGGTGGCACTCAATGGGCATATCCAACCATGCCAACCACTGGTTGGACTCTGGCATCTATGGTACATACTGATAATGCTGCCAATGAACCTAATACATGGGTAATTAAGAAATATGAGTATGTAAAAGAAGGTGCGGATAAAGCCCTAGATGCTATTTACAGCGGCGAGTCTATCGTGGCCTATAACGAGGGCTGGTTTGACACTGATCAGTATCAATCTGATATTAGTGGCTCTACGGCAGTGGGTGCGAAGTTATATGTATCGGGTGGCAAATGGTGCGCAACGGCTACGATATCTAATTCCGTAAGAGGCCGTTTTTGGGGCATGAAGGCAAGCTATGATACCAATTATTGGAATGCCGCCCCCATTTATATACAAATTTTAGATCCAGCAGTATCTGGCGTAGCCGGATAATTAATTTAATTTAAGGAGAGAATAAATAAATGTATAATAGAAGTCGCAAAAATCTGACTTCTGATGAAGTCCGGGAATTCGCACAGGCCATGAGCCAGATTGACTTTAATGATCCTAGTCAACGACATGCGGTTGCCGAAACAATCGTCACAGAATTACGTGATATAATTGAAAAAGATGATGTTATTGCTGCTCTGGGGGCAGATGTTCAAACTTTCCTTCCGGGACAATCTATTCAGTTTGTAACCCGTAAGGGTGTCAAGGCATTTGTTCACGAACCAGGATCTTACGCTCCTCGTTCGACTATTGCTAATCGTGTTCAGTCTTTAATGACTGAAATGGTTTCTGTTCATCCAGAATTAGAAATCGGTCAATTAAAGTCTGGTCGCTATGGTACGGTACAGGACCTGAAAGACATGGCATTAGAGGAACTGCTTGGTCGTAAGTATGGTATTGTTTGGTCAACATTGATTAATTCTATTTCCACAGCTTCGACTACGCAGTATTGGACGGTCGGTTCAACCGACACGGCTGCCGCGAAGAAAGCCGCTGTAGATTCTGGTTTTGATTATGTTGCAGATAAGAGTTCTGTAGTCGCTATTTTAGGGCGCAGAACCGCACTTAGTTGGATGGCAGATTATAATGCTTATTCAGCTACTTATACCGGTCCTTCCGAGCAGAAGAAAGTTCAATTAGATACCACTCCATATCCACAGGCTTATCGTGGTGTGCCAGTCATTATGCTAAATCAGTATACTGATGGTTGGGGTACTAATGTTATTACGAATAACCAGATCATGATAGTGGGCAAAGACACGGTTAAAATCGGCGTCGATCGTCCACTTGACTTTATGGAAAGTATTGATGTTAATACTCTAATGTGGCATATACATATCTTCGAATCTTACGGTGTTGGTGTTTTCTTCCCCGAAAGAAACGCAAGAATAGCATTGACATAATTTAGAAATACAAATTTTTAGTTTATTTTTGTATTTTAAGGCAATCGAAAGGAGTATAGCAGCGTACAAGACTTGTCGAGTACGCTGCTATATTTTTTTAGAGATTGAAATAGTTAGTGGAGGAATTATGGCAATAATTAAACTTTCAAATGATGATAACGTAATAATTGATGATGATATTTTCTCTGATATAAATAAGTATAATTGGTCTTGTACGGGAACATCTAGCAAAAATAGATATGCCGCAAGTATGATAAATAATAAATTGACTTATATGCATAGATTAGTATTAGAATTAAACAATATTGATATTTTTGATCAGGTTGATCATATAAATGGTGATAAATTTGACAATAGACTAAAAAATCTTAGACTATGTACGGCGGCAGAAAACCAAAAGAATAAAAGAATACAAAGCAATAATAAAACTGGATATAAAGGTGTTAGTTATTGTAATAGAGATAAGAAATATATTGCTAGAATTAAATTATCGAAAAGATCTATAGCTCTTGGTAATTATGATACGAAAGAAGATGCCGCAAAAGCCTTTGACTATGCTGCTAGAATCTTACATAAAGAATTTGCTGTTTTGAATTTTCCAAATTTAAACTCCAATATTTTAGATCAAGAGTCAATAGATAGACTATATTATTTTAATAGTCATAAGAAAATTTATCTTCTAAAAAGATTAAATATGTATCATGTTAAAAAGAAAAGTGTAAGTAATATACAAGGCATTTCCTTTAGGAAATCAACTAATACATTTGAATTGCGTATTAAGATTAATGGTAAAAGATATGGTCTTGGTATATTTGATAGTTTGGAAGATGCTAAAAATATGTTAAATTTTGCTAATAATAATATAGATAAAGTAAAACAATTTATTAACGAAAATAAAAAAGGCATAGCAATAAAATTAAAGAAATATAAACAAAATATTGAAATTAGTTAAAGGATAGAAAGGAAAGGAAATTTATGGATAAAAACAAGAAACCAACGATA